ATTTTAATTCATTATTTGAAAGAGCTTTTAACTTTTCATAATGATATAATTCAGAACCGCTTGCGATTGTATTTACAACTTGATTTTTTGATAATTTAATTGAATTAAAACGATTTCCTTTTGGATGTACACTTGCTATTGATTTTCCTTGTTCACATTTATTAAAATATTGCAAATCGCAGTTAGCAATTTTGTTTTCATAAACATCATCTTCAATTTGACCGTAATAAATTGAAGCTTCATTAAACGCTAATATTAAAGGTTTAAAGTTTAAATCATTCCTTTGGCATATAAAAAATACACGCTCTCGCTTTTGAGGCACTCCCATTGATGCAGCATTCAATAAAAACAACTGCACTTTATAACCGGCTGCTTCAAACTCTTTTTTAATTCGATGCACGTATGCTTTAGCATTGCCTTGAATCAATCCTTTTACGTTTTCAGCAATAACTACTTTTGGCTGTAACTTTTTAGCCAGTCGGATGTAATCAAAAAACAAATCATCAAGCCTTTGCTCTGCTTGGCCTTCTCTAAATACTTTAGTTTTTCCCCAATCTTTTTCTCGATTGCCTGCCATTGAAAAGCTACTGCAAGGTGGTGAGCCATCTAAAATATCTAAGTTGTATAAATCTTCAGGAAATTCTAATCTGTTTGCAAAATCTCTAATATCCTCAACAAACAAATATTTAGGATCATGGTTTGTTTTATAAACATCTGCAATAGGTGGATCAATTTCAACACCGCCTAAATGATCAAAGCCTGCTAACTTATAACCCATTGTTGAACCTCCACCACAAATAAAGGTGCCAAAAACTTTTAATCCATTTTTTTCTGGATAGCCGTCTTTTAAATTCCACTTGTAACTAAATCGATGCTTATTCATTTCCTAAAATTTTCCAAACTGCCTGCTCAGGAGTTGATGCTATTTTGCTTAACTGATCACGAACTATTTGATACTCTTCCTCAGAATACTTGAGCTTTAAAATCATTTCAGAATCCATTGAATCAATATCAATCTCTTCATTCTTATCTGAATAATCTTGCGTTGCAAACTGTGGCACGTCAACCCCCCATTCGGTTAATTCCTCTGCGTCCCATTCTTGAAGCAATGTCCAGTCCCACTCACCACCGCTCACGTTGTCTTTAATCAGGAACTCACGCTGCTGATCTTCGGTTAAGTTATCTGCAATGATGATCGGCACTTCTTTAAGTCCTGCCTCTTTGCAAGCCTTTAAGCGCATATTGCCACCAAGCACCACCATGTCTGTATTGACTACGATAGGACGAATGGCAAGCATCTGTGGTAGGTCTTTGATTGACTGCACCAACTTGGCGAACTTATCATCCTTGATCAATCGAGGGTTGTTTGGGTTAATCTTGATCTCTGATAGTTTTACTGACTTGGCTTTCATCTTGCTGCTCTTGCTTTCTTAAACTTATCTGCCTCAGCGTAGGCGATGGCGATGGCTTGCTGTTGGTTGTAGCCCTCTTCAATCAGTTTGCGGATGTTCATCTGAATGATCTGCTCGGTATCTCCTTGAAATAATGGCATGGTTGTTAGTGTTGATTCTGAACTACAAAGATATTAAACTATCTACAAAGTCGGATTCTCTTAGCTTGTTGATGCTTTCTCCGATGTCGACCATCTTCTTATACTGTGATGGATAGATCACTAACTTCCTGAGTTTGCCCTCGATGTAAGCCATCGTTGTGTATATCTCGTTACCATCCCGATCTTCTGCATTTACTAAGATGCCAAAGTTATATTGAGGCTGATCGGTTGCCATAATCACCTTGTTGCCCTTAATGAACATCTGAAGATCCTTGTGCGAGAATGCCACTGCTACATCGTACTCCCATGATGCCCTTGATAGATAGCCGAAGAAAAAGTAGTTACCTTCCATCTCTGCATCAACAAAGATCCCTGATCTGATTCTGATTGTCATAGGTCAGTAGGTTAGATATTTGATGTAACGCATCTCCATCACGTTGCTCTCGTTGTACAGATCCACACAGTAATCGATGATGCCATCCATGCTCATCACAAAGGCATCCTCTGGCGTTTCTGCTCCATGTGCTTCATCTTCTGGCAGCCAAAGGTTATCTGATACCACCTCCTTAAATCTTGTGAAGATGCCGTTGAGCAGGGTGCTGTTATCCCTCCATGCCTCGGTCGTGAATTCAATGTCGAACTCCTCACTTAGGAATTTACGGAGGCAGTTCTTTGGGCTGAAGCCAATCTCTTGAAGCTTCGATAGCTGCTGCTCCGTTAGCTTGCTGACAATGCTGATGCTGTTCATGCTTATCATCTGATTAAAATGTTTGATAGGTGTCGATGCGCTTCTTTACCATGTCGATAAATCGCTCCATCATTGAGTTATAGAATAGATTAAAATCCTGATGCCCTTCAGCATTATGCTCGAAGAGAATGTAAAGCACCGCCCGAAGTCGTTGGCTTGGTGTCTTGCTGCCCATCTCCTGAGCATCGATCTTCATTGACTGAAGCATCTGCTCATCGTTGTAGTTGAACTGCTCGCCCTTGAATGCCATCACCCCTACACCCCCCATCCATTGATTCATAAGTTCGGTCATCTGCTCAGGTGTTAACTCCTGAGTGCCGATGGTGATCTTGATTGACTTATCTCGCCTTGTCGATACCGATTCGATAGCGCAGGGGATGGTGAGTAGGTTAGTTGGCATTGCTGTTGGTGTTGGCTGTCATTGTTGAGAGGTACTTCTTGACCATTGCTTTGATCTGATCCTTTTTTGATTGAGGTATTCTGAATGTGATGTTGATCGTTGGCTCTCCATACTTCAACTTAGATCCTGCTCCAGTGCGCCTGCCCCCTCGCTTGTTAGTCGATGCTTCCATTTCACAAATATACACTTTTTTTGATTGTGCAATACATTGGGGGTTAAATTAAGTTTGGGCAGTGCTTAGCTGCCCATTTGAATTATAGACTGTTGCAAAGTTGAATGTATTGATCTTCAGGCATTCTTTCGATTAGCAAATCCATTACTAAATCGTAAACTAATTCTGCCTCATTTGAAAAGTCATTAACTAATTTTTTAACCTCAACAATCAGGTCATTGGTAGATAGTTTGTTTAATTGCTCTGTTGCGGTTGTTTTAAATTGTGCTGTTGTCATGGTGTGAATTGTTCGTTTTGGTATGGCAAACATACAACCTTATTTTGATTATGCAATACTTAATCAAATTATTTTTAATTATTTTTTTTTAATGCTTACTCGGAAGGCTTACAGTTAAGATTAAACACAATGCAATTGATCTTCTCATCCCTTGTCAGGTGATCGAGTTTGGGAAAGTGATGCGATAGTTCGGCATCGGTCAGTTGGTTGATCTTCACTAAGAACATCAGGTTCTTATGAGTTACCTCAACAGATTTGTCAAAATGGGTTATCGTCATTAAATTGATTTGATACATGATTAAATGAAGTTGATTGGATCTCTACCGGAAGGTATGAACTTATCGCCTCTTGGTTGGCATCGTAGAAGCTTGTGATGGTTGCATTGTTTCTGAACTCCACAGTGCCAGTTGATCCTTGCCGATGCTTCTCAAATAGATAGAATGTTTCGTTTGTGTAAGGCTGCCCGTCATCATTGGATAGGTTGTAGTAAGATGGTCGCCACACAAAGCAAACCGTATCTGCATCCTGCTCCAATGATCCTGATTCTCTGAGGTCGGATAGCATCGGCTTCTTATCTGCCCTTTGCTCCACTTGTCTGTTAAGTTGGCACAATGCGATGATCGGTATCTGTAACTCTTTCTGTGCTGCTTTCAATGTCCTGCTTATCTCTGCCACTTCAGCCTCCCGATTGCCACCTTTGAAGCCCTCTAAGGTCATTAACTGAAGGTAGTCGATGATTACCCACTTACACTGTCCTTTCCTGACTTGTTGGCGAATCACTCGGATTGCTTCGTGAACACCGCATCTTGGCTTGTCGTAGATGGTGAATGGCATCTTCTCAACTTCGCCAATGGTAGATTCAAAGACATGAAGTTCTGGTTGGTTAAGGCTGCCATCTCGCAATCTTTTGGAGTCGATGCTGCCCGTTGCGTTTTGCAGGATCAATCGCTGACAAAGTTGTGAAGGATTCATTTCGAGGTTAAAGTAGATCCCTGCTTCTTTGGATTGGATGCCATGAAATAATGCGAGTGCTGTCTTGCCCATCGATGGTCTGCCTGCCAAGATAATAAACTCAGGTTGCCATCCTCCAGTGAATCGGTTAAGTGCAGTAAGTCCAGTGTCAACTCCTGAGGTCTTGCCTTGTCGATTTAATTCCTGCCGTCTAAAATATGCCTCTCGCTCATCCTTGACAAGATCGGCAGTGGTGATGATGTTGGATGCTACCATGCCAGTGTCCATTAGATCGTTCAATCGCTTGATCAAATCTGTGGCTGTGATGGCTGCATCGTGGCGATCATAAAGCCCGATTGACTCCTCTGTGATTATCTGATGGATCTGTGATTTAAGGTAGATGTTTTGAAGTTCTAAGATGATGGCTTGGTGAGGCTCAAAGAATGCTGAGGTGATCTTGTCAAGTGATCTGCTGATGGTTATAATATCGGCTTGATCGAGTAGCTTGGCTGTTTTGTTTTCGTTGGTTAAGAATGCTAAGTCAACGTGCTGCTTCTTTTTGTGCAGGCGTTTGATGATCTCAAATGCTTTCTTGTATCTGTCAACTGTAAAGTGTTCGTCTTTAAGTTGAACGATGATCTCGTCCTTGTGCTGATTAGGGGAGAGGATGATGGCGATTATCTTCTCTTCAAGTTCTTGTGATGTAATCATTTGTAGTGTTCTGTTGATGATCGGTTGAATGATACTTGCTGTGGTTTGGAGGATGTGAATTTAGAATTATTGTCAAACCATCGCTTTAATCTTTTCGGAGTTTCCCAAGTTGACTGTGCTGTGAACTTTGGCTTGCCAGAAATATTCAATTCGCTCCAATATGAAAAGAATGAGTTTAGCATTTCTTTAGGATAGTCAAGTCGATTATCAGCTATCGACTGCTTGAAGTCATCAAGTGTCCATTGCTTGTAAGATTTTGGTTTGGTTTCTTTAGAAACACCACTATTTGATTTATCATTCTCATTAGCATTTCCATTATCATTACCATTCCCATTAGCATTATCATTTACATTAGAGGGTTTCTTGGGGGTTTCGAGAGGGTTATCTTGGGGGTTATTTGTGGGTTTCTCTTTTGGTGGTCTACCTCCAAGTTTACCAAACTCACCTCCCTTATGACCGTTTTCAATTCCTGCTGCTGCTCTTCTATTGTTGGCATCTATTTGTGGTTTGATTAAAGTAAAAATCGTTTTGCTCAATCCTGACAATTCAACCTCGACACCATTAAGACCAAGTTCGCAAATTGCATCCCACACTTGCAGCCTATTTGATTCGGGCAAATCTTTTAACGCCTCAAAGAATGAGCGATAGATTACCATTGATTCTTTCATATGCCAAAAAAAATGCCCCTTGATGGCTGCGCTGGAATCGGCTCAGTGGTTAGACCTTGCCTCGCAGCCCCCAAAGGGCTTCAATGTTTTACATCTGCTCAGGATTCCAGTTCTGAACTTCTACAAAGATAAAAAATTAATAGCAGTTAACCGTAGTCTTGACAGTAACTTTTTTGCCATTCAATGTCGTACTTGTCGTGCCTTCCATGCCTACCTTAAATGCCTTGACATCTCGGTTGGTCATTCCACATTTTTCGATTCTGGTCATTTGCGTTTGCGATTCAAAGCCAGTGGTTGTTGTTGTTACCCTGCAATCGTAGCACTTTCTACAAGATGATAGAGAGGCGAGGAGGATGAGAATTGATAGAGTTGTTTTCATAATTAGTGATTGTTAAAGTTTCTTGTTAATGTAATTGTCGATGATGTTGCAGCACTCATGCATACCGACTGCAAACGTGGCATAGTACCCTGCATCCGATAGCACTTTTAAGATGTTGTGCTGCCGTTCCAGATGCTCATCGGAGAGCAGGCTGCCATCCTTCTTAAACACCTTCTTTCCTTCGAGCTTGATCTCTAAGTATAGCCCTGCATACTTGCCGTTAGGATAGGCAATGAATAAATCAGGATAGCCGATAAAGTGATTCATGGCTTTGTGTAGCCTGCCCTGCCCGATGGTCATTTTCATCCCTGCTGCGAAGTCAAACCTATAAACGATGTTAGGATATTGCAGTGCCATCATCTTGGCGATGGTGATGTAGATGTCCGATTCTCTGCGTTTGCGTATCTTCATTTGCTTGTAAATTTCATTCCTTTATTCCAAGCCCGTTGCCCTGCCTTGAATCTTGTCGGGATGCCTGCCTGCATCAGCCTGCTTCCATGATGATCTCGCTTGTACGAATCAGCCTTTTTAACGCCTCTAAGATTGGCAATCTGATAAACAGCACAGCAAGTTAATCCTAATGCGTTAGCGATCTCGATAGTGGGCATATTGGCATAGTTGGTTAGTACGTATTCAATCACCTGATCACTGTGCTTGGCTCTCATCGCTTGTCGTACTTACCATCGAACTGCTCGATGAAGTTAATAATCAACTCCTTTGCACTGTCGATCTCCTGCTGATTGTGGCGATACAAGAACAAGTCAGTAAACTTGCCCGACTTCTTGACCTTTGGAGTAACACCAATGTAGTAGAAGCACTTAGGATCAACTCCCATCAGGAGGGAATACCATACCGCCTGAATGTGATTGGCATGCTTAATCATATCGGCTGCAAAAGCATCAATAGACTTGGCTGATGTGGTCTTAATATCAGCGATGATCTTCTGCTGCTCCCAATTCATATCGATTGCACCCTTGCCCATAACCATCTTGCCTCCGATGTTGACCTCCGAAACAATCACTTGCTCCTTGATCGACTCCTCAAACATCGTAGCCAATAGTGGCACTTCCTGAAAGGCATCATAGACATTCTTTGCAGCCCCATTCATCTGCTCAACTTCAGTTTCAAGAAGGTCGAAGTGAAAAGAAGCCCCCTTGTCGAGGGCATTCTTCACGTAGGTAATATCGCCAGTATAGAATCGCTTGATGCGACTTGCTGAGATAGCAGGGTAGTTAATAAATTCTTCTCTTGTCATCAGATCTCCTCCCATCCTTCCGTTCTTCTCATAACTCTGTAACCTTCAGCCTTAATTCTCGTGATCATTTGTTGAATACTCATCACTCCGTAGATCGGCTTTTCTATCTTTACTGGTGCTTCGATCTTCTCAGGCTGCTGATCCATATCAATCTGAAGTTGATTAGGTGCTGCATCAATTACCGCCTTTGCAAGTGCTGTGAATGATTTATTGCTAAAGCGTGCTGCTTTATTAATTATGTGAACATAACTGCATTTAGCATATCCTGCCAAAAGTGAAAGCCCCGTTTTTGTTAGGGTTGTTTTCTTTCGTCTTACTTCGATAAACTCAACCAACTCTGAATGTGTTAGTGGTGTCCATTTGTAGTGTTCATTGAAATTGTTTGGGCTTGCTGTTTCCATGATGTTAAATTGATTAAGTGATTAAACTGTTTGCGTTTTGATTTCAACTATTTTGATTCCACTGATTGCGTTAACTCCTGCCATCTGCATCGCTCTTGGCAAGTGTCTGAGAAGATCCTGATGGCGCAGATGATCGGTTGCAAATAGCACCTCGATGATCGTTAGCCAGTCGACATTGCCATCGACTTCAGCCTTGTAGAGTGTCCTGATGTTCTTAGTCTTTGCCATCTCAACAGAAGTCACATAAAGATCATCGACCATATTAGCCAGAACATCCATTTCCTTGAATACTCCTTTGAGCGACATCTTAGCTTCTGCTTCTGCTTTGATTTTTGCCTCTGCTTCCTTATGCTGCCGTTCAACTTCATTGTGATAGTCGAGCATTTTAACCTTAGCCGATGCGATGAAGGTGTTGAGCCTATCAACCGTCTGCCTCTCCAGAGCGATCAATTCTTTCTTGAAGCGATCAACGGGAGCGGTTACTTCCTTGCGTGCTGATTCCACGATCTTGATGGCATCATTGACTTGCTTGATGGCTGCTGCCATGCTGTTGTATTCTGTTACATTTCGTACGCTGTTAGCCTCATCAGCTACACTGTTGCGTTCAATGATTGATTGGGCGTTGAGTACATCAGCAGAATTGATGGCTGCATAAATCTTCTCAACGGGAATTGTTATCTTTGCGATGCTGTTCATGTTTATTTTAGGTTGATTAAAGGCAGGAGATCACCCCTGCCTTTTTTGGTTGTTGTTGGTTAGAATGGATTTTTATCGTCAGAAGATCCGAACAGCGCATCAAGATCATCAGTCAATCCTGCCCCGTTAGTGTTAGCCGTTTGGAAGTTGTTAGTCGGATAGTTAGGCTTGCTCCAACTTGTCGCAGATTGCGATTGTCTTGATAGCCACTCATCGCTCTTCTTGATATCCTCCTGCATAAACTCAGGGAGCATTATGAACACTTGCTCATCGTGTGCTGTGGTGTCGTAGCACATCGGCATATTAACCGCAGGAGGGCATTGCATACCTTTCGGCATTGGCGATATGCTCATAATGTTGGCATACGTACGATCCTCTTTGCCGTTGTGAACTACGTTGATCATGCAGGCTGCACCGATCAAAGTGAAGATCTCGAAGTCTGCTGCTTGCTTGTCGGTCATTTTCTTGCCGAACCATGATTCAATGAACTTGCGCAAGGATGCTTTCTCGCCCATGCTCAGGTTGAATAC